GCTCAAAGCGCCGCTATAAGCACGACAGGCACCGATATTTTTCGTGAAGGTATCCTTTCCCGGAATATCCGCACCATTCTGATCTTTCTGAAGACGTTTTTCAGCATTGTCATAGGCAGACTTCACCGCTTTTGGTGTTGCGGCCAGTGTTTCAGAATCACTGTTGGTGGCGCTACTGAGCTGGACAAGACCTTTTCGCGCGGTGGTGGCATCCTGTGCAGTGTATTTCCCGTTAGCAAGGTCATACGCGACCTTTACCGCCTTTGGCGTTGCGGCCAGCGTTTCAGAATCGCTGTTGGTGGCGCTACTGAGCTGAACAAGGCCTTTTCGCGCTGTGGTGGCGTCCTGTGCGGTATATTTCCCGTTAGCAAGGTCATATGCTGCTTTTACCGCTTTTGGTGTTGCGGCGAGCGTTTCAGACGTGCTGTTGGTGGCACTACTGAGCTGGACAAGGCCTTTTCGTGCTGTGGTGGCGTCCTGTGCGGTATATTTCCCGTTAGCAAGGTCATATGCGGCCTTTACCGCCTTTGGCGTTGCAGCCAGTGTTTCAGACGTGCTGTTAGTCGCACTGCTTAACTGAGTAAAACCTTTTGCGGTCAGCGAGGCGTCCGGGTGACGTCGTGACTGTTCATGTTCTGCAATTTTGTCATCAACGTAATCCTGCGTCGCCATCACCGTTGTGGTGTCAATGGTCAGCGCCACTGAGGCCACACTGCTGACGATGATGACCATGCGGCAGGTCTGCGAACGCCCTGAGCCTTCGGCAAGAGCTGGCTTATAACTTTCGGCCATGTTCGCCACAGCAATTAATGTTCCCGCATCATCGTACAGGCCAAGCTCACGCATCCAGAAACCGCCCACCTCCGGCGGAATAACCAGCTCTGCGATAATATAATTACTGTTTCGTTTGTCCTGGCTGATTTTGTTCAGCGCATGTCGCCAGACTTCGTGGATAAGCCCGGTCTGTCCGGCATCCGGGACAGGCAATTTACCACCGCCATCCCCGACGGCCATCGTGGTAATGTTGACCTTCCGCCCTCCCGGTGCGGTTGCCGCTGCCAGCTTTGCTGCACCGGCAGTGGTGATAACGGTTCTGAATTTTGTGCTCATTATTCCTCACTTATCCGGGGTAAACCGTAATTACATCGCCGTCGTAAGCCACACCACCGGCGAACAGGTAGCCGGGAATGTCCCGGGTAATGTTCAGGCCAATAAGGTGACGGCTTGCAGGTTTGGCATCAGCAATCAGCCGTTCCATTTCCTGATACATTGCCTCTGTGATGCCACTTTCCAGTACACCAATATCAAGCCGGAAGGTGCCCGGCGGGTCACTGGTTTCCCACCACTCCGTCACGTTGATGAGATAGCCCAGCGGCTCCACCACACGCCGGATTGCACCGATAGTGCCCTTATGACAGTGGATGAAATAGGCATCGCGGATAACGGCGCGTTTTGTCGCTTCCGGCCACTTTTCATCCCACCTGTCGACCGAAAACGCCCACGCCAGCCACGGCAGCAGATTTGCCGGACAGGTATCCGGGTTCCACAGTTCACGAATCCTGACCGGCGTTTTTTCAATTTCCGCACAGGCTTTTGCGGCAGCAATTTCAAGCGGTGATGAGCCGGTCGGCAGCAGTCGCGAATCACTCATCCGAGCCTCCGGTCACGACGCGGTATTCGGTACAGAAAGACGCCTGCGTACTGTTGAGCACGATGTCGGCCAGCGGTGCAGTCAGTTCGACACGCTGCACGCCTTCCACATGCAAAGCGGCATAAATGGCAGACAGACGGATGTCGCGCCCCAGCCGGTGCTGTGCCGTGATGTACGCTTCCAGTTTTTTCACGGCAGCAGCGCGTATGGGTTCGCTTTCGGGACCAGGGTAAAGGTAAAGCGTGGCGTTTATCTGGTATTCAACGATGGCGGCAGACTGCACGGTCACGCGGTCGGCCACCGGCCTGACGTCCTCGCCATTAAGGGCGTTACGCACCACCGCCAGCAGGTCTTCGGATGCGACACCGTTATTTTCACGTGACAGCACAGAGATGGTGACGCAGGCCGGAGACGGACTGGTTACAGAAATATCCGCGACACGCCCGTCGGCACTGCGACCATGATACTGATAGGCCCCCACCGACCCGGCGACGCTTAAACCTTCAAACGCCTGCTGAATACGCAGACGATAATCGGTGTCAGATTCCATCACTGCCGGTGTCGGCGGGAGGGTCGAATCATCTGCCGGGGTGATAATCAGGCGCGTGGTGTTGTAATTGGCACCAATCACATCAAGGTCATTACCGGCGGCACAGGCCAGCATTACCGCCCGTGCGGCCTCATTCACACGCTGACGCCAGATAAGCTCACGATAAGCATTTTCCTCCAGCAATTTGACGAGAGGCTCGGATTCCAGCGTCAGGGTACGGGCGACCGCCTCCTGCTGGTCTTCCGGGTAAAGGGAAATCAGTGTCGCCTTGCGTTCGGCAAGAATGGTTTCAAAGTCCAGCTCCTCGACCACATCCGGTGCGGGTAGCTGGTTCAGGTCGATAATCGGCATGGTTTCAACTCACAGGGATGGTTAACGAAAGTGGCTGGCCGGTGTCGTTGTGCTGGCCGGTCAAAGTGACAGTCATTCGCCCGTCAAAACTGCGCTCAGTGGTGACGGATGACAGGGTGACGCGGGGTTCCCATTTCAGCACCGCCATGTAACAGGCGACCTTAATCTGCAACTCAAGCGCCGGAGTCTGCGGCTGGTCAATCATTGACGCCAGCAACGAGCCGTAATCACGACGCATCACCCGTGAGCCGACCGGTGTGCGCAGGATATCGCCGATACTCTGGCTGATATGCTCAAGGTCAGTGACAGTCAGGCCATCACTGCGATTCATTCCGAGATAACGTGCTGTCATAGAGGACTCCCGGTTGTGCCGCCGCTGTCTCCTGGGTGTTTGTGGGTATGCAGTACCTTACCGTTTGATGAGAGTTCACCGCCGGTGTGTTCAATGTTGCCGCGCATCGTCCCGCCCTTCTGCACTTCCAGCGTGCCGGTAATCAGCCTGTTGGTGCAGACCACCTCCGGTGTGTCCAGGGTGACACGGGTTGATGCTTTCACCATGACCACCGGCACCGTGGCAGTAACAGAATCAGAAGCCGTCACGCTGACCGTTTTAATTCCGCTTACCGTGAGTGCACTGGTTTCGGGTTCATACTCAATCACCGCCCCGTCAGGGAAACGGATATGCAGGGCATCCGCCGACGCAGACGGCGCGGGGTTATCGCCGGAATAAATCCCCGGCAGAACGAACGCCGTGTCGAGTTCACCGCCCACAGCCAGAATCAGCACCTGTTCCCCCACGGAAGGTGCCCACCATGTGCGCGAACGTCCGGCACGATGGGTCAGCCACTGAAGCCAGTCAGTGCACATGCCACCGGTCTGCACACGGCAGCGACCGGCTTTAAGGTTGGTTTCGACGACAAGGCCGGTACGAATCATGTTGCGCAGTGCGCGCGCGAGTTCCTGAATATTTGCGAGAGTGTTCATGCGTGTGAGATTGCACAATATATAAAAGTTATGCTATCTGGATTCATTTGTAGAACGACCATACAACATTCGAGGAGAGCGTAATGTTCAGTGATAATGTGACTAATGCGTGGTGGTTTATCTCTTTGTATCTATTTTTATTAATAGCATTAACATTTATTACCTTTGGTAAAAGTAATCTTATGAGGTTTATTGCACATCATTTCAATTTTGAGTATTCAGACAGAAAGTTAAAAATACTCGACAAAAAATGGCGCGACATTCAACTAGTTAAAATAATTAACGGAATCAATGTATCAGGCATCGAAGATGTGAGAATGATACAGCAGGGGCTGATTGATGGAAAACTAAAAACATCGTATTTTTTTCTTACTCGCTTCTGGGGTGACATAACAAAACCACCACACATAATTAAAACAATAATTGTAATTCTGTCCAGTATTATTTATATTCTCTTCGCATGTTATATACACAACAAACAATCCGCTATAGTAAGAGATGCCATAGGCATACCATATAAAAATATGATGTACTATGTTTATAGTGACAAAGTTCTTTTATCCTTCAACAATAAAACAGTTGAATTCAATAAAACTTATAGCCTTGCCGATTGCAAGAGGCTACGAAACGTATTTATAAAAGACACACTTCCTGAGATCGCCTGCAATAAGCTCTTACAGCTAAACGAGGAGGACTCCGAATGGTTAAGTCAGGAGATTAAAGATAATAACAGCCAAAAAAAGCATTATTAATAATATCCCTCATCTATTTCATTTCAGGTCTGGTTATATTCCTGTCATATACAAAATTCCTTTACGCCAATAAGAAGGTTGTAGAATACAAAGCATCAAATAAAAATCACTCATAAACCTCCAAACATTGAGCGACCAGCATGGCCGCTCAATGTTTAATTGCGCATCAGCCTCTGCCTGGATAAAACTAACGCTCAAGGTGAGCCAGGATAATCTCTTCAATCATCTGCACATCCTCACCGGTAAAGCCGAGCAGAGGACGCGCCGGATAATCAATTTTCTTACCGTTTTTCCGGGTTTCTTCCGACAGACCGAACTGATGCACACTGGCGATTTTCGGCGACTTCCCGCCGTAAAATTCCATTGATGCCTGTTCCGGGCTGGCGCGGATATGCAAAAAACGACTGGTGATAAGTTTCGCAAACATTTTTCGCTTAACACGACCGGTCTTTTTTCTGGCGCTCTGCTGCTGGCGTGGCGCGTAGGGTGTGCCGTCCGGGGCTTTCTGTGCCATCACCCGACGCTGCTGACTCTGACGCAGACGTTTCGCCAGTTCGGCGCTCAGTCGCCGACGCCCTGACGGTGACAGCGATTCAATAAGTCCCGCCAGCCGGTCTTCAAAACGCTTAAACTCATTCATCCCACTTGCTCACCAGTTCGCCATTGATATAAAGCTCCATCGGGCGGGTGGCCGGCTCCGGCGGCGTGGGTTCCGGGATATTCTTCACATGCAGTGCGCCGTCCACCTCACTGACCAGCGTGCGCTCGGTCAGCATCAGGCTAATGCTGATATCAAAGCTGCTGTCATTGTTGATGTCTGCATAAAACGTGAAGCCCTTTTTCTGGCCTGCGTCGGTGGTCATGATGTCGGGCTGATTTTCCCGCAGCCACGCCAGCACCGGCACGATGAGCAGGTCAAAATCACCGGTAAAGTCGGTCACAATCACATTGAGCGTGTAACGCTTTTCGAATGACAACGACGTCGCCAGCGTGGAGGCAATACTCCCGTTATCAACGAATATCCGCAGCATCTCGGGACTGGTTTTCAGCACCGTGACGGCATCAGTCAGCGCCCTGCGCAGGCTGTCGGGTTTGAGCATCGTTTTCGTCCTGACAGTGTTTTATCATTTTTACCTGGCTGGCACAGCGTGCCAGCGCGTTCTCAAGCTGTCGGATATCGGCACTTAAATCGCCGTTCGTCTCAGGGTCACTGCCCGGCATCGGGCAAAGGCTCACTTTCGGGCAGGCGTTGGCGACAATCACTGGCGTCGGTGCAGGCCGGGCGCTGGTGCAACCGGCGCACAGCATCAGGCAGGCCAGCGCCGTACCAGCGGCGAAAATCTTCGTTTTCATTCAGTAACCTCGTGATGGTTTTCTCGCGCTGTGCTTCACGCTTCGCCGCGTTCTCCAGTTCCTGACGCAGTGCCACCTGCGCCAGCTCGTTTTTGTCTGCCCTGGTGAGGGCAACATGAAGCTGATTTTTCAGCATGGTGATGGTCGTCTGCTGTTCACTGGCGACGTTATTCGCCCTGTCCAGCGAGGCGCGCAGGCTGGCATTTTTGTGTTTCACCAGAAACAGACCGGTCACCGCCAGCGATAACAACACGACCAGCACAATCATCAGCTTTGACATAGTTCCCGCCCCTCAAGACGCTGACGACAGGCTTTACGTATCAGCCGGAAAAACAGCGACGCCACAAGATAAATCAGCGCGGTAAAAATCCACCCGGCAGCGACCAGCGAGATAAACGTCGCCACCATCACTACCAGAGCCGCCGCCCGTCTGCGCCACGGCACCGGCTGCAAAAACAGCGACGTGACAATCTTCACGGCCAGCGATTCCGGCGGCAGCTCCCGCCCGTAGCGTTCCAGCACATACTCAGTGGCATACACGCCGACACCACCGGCAACCACACAGATAACCGTCGCCAGAATCGCCCAGGCGGCGACAAAATTGACGGCCACGCTCTGCGGGTAAATCAGGGACAGTGCCAGCATCAGCGCCAGCGACACATTCAGCATCAGTGAAAGGGATAATTTCTTCATGGTGTTTACTCCGTTTAAGCTGGTACACCGCCGGCGGTACGCCAGACGGTGACCAGTTTTTCCAGTGAATGCTCACGCTGACCGTAACCGGCACCCGGCAGGGACGCCCAGATATTGCGACAGCGTGAAATGGCGCGCTCAATGCGTCCCGCCCGGATGTCATCCAGTGCACCGCGTTCGCGGATCAACTGAATGGCGAGCCTGTCCTGTGACAACGGACTGAAATCCGGCAGTGCAAGCTGTTTGCGGTAGTGCGGCCAGAACAGGTAAAGCTGCTGATAGCGACCGGAGGCCGTGGATTTTTCACCGCGACGGTTAAACACCTTCGCCGGTCGGCCATGCGCGAACGGGTGGTCACTGTAGTCAGTGAAAATTTCCGGCTTCCCGTCCAGTCCGGTGACTATCACGTCATAGCCCCGGTTTTTCGTCAGCGGATGATTCGCCGTCCCTTCGGACACGGCCAGCATGTCGAGAAAGGCCGCGATATTCTGATGCGTGTTAATTACCGGCATTACTGTTTCCCCCTGCCCTTAAAACGGCGCTGAATGGCAATCTCAATCACCTGATAACCGGCGATACCCAGCATGGAGCCGATACCGCACACCGCAGGCAGTGACAGGTCAGGAAACTGCACCAGAACAACACCGGCAACCATCGAGACAAAACCACCGAGCAACATGCGCCCGATAAACAGACGCGGGGTGATGGGTTCACCACCGGCAAGCACCTTGCCGACAACAATCAGCACCCCAATCATGAAAAGCGACAGGACGCTTTTTTCTTCTGCTGTCATGCGTTACTCCCACAGATTGACAGTTTCAGCCACGGGCGCGGTCTGAACATCGGGCAGTTCGACGGCGGTGCCGTGTGGCAGCACCACACCCAGTTCAGCCAGTCCCGGATTTGCGGCGAGCACGGTCTCAACCACGCCCTCAGTGCGCCCGTAATACCGGACACAAATGGCGTCGAGCGTGTCGCCCTGTAGCGCAAAGGTCTTCATCAGATTTGACTCACGATGCAGCGCGGCTTGTCCTGGATACGCGCCACCGCCCAGCGCATATCCCGCCACAGTTCATCGATGGTGCTGTCAATGCTGTCAGCCTTCTTGTCGCCTTTCGCACTGGCATCCACGCCGCGGTAACGCTCATAAAGCGACGCGGTCGCCATCGCACACACGGCGCGCTCGTAGTAAAAAACCTTGATGCTTTCACCGTCGATGTCGTCCGCCGGGACGTCCGCCAGACGCGTAAAACCGGCGGCAATTTTCTGTTCGCGGTACTCGTACAGCTCCGCATTTGTTTCCGCCATGCCTGACTTGATGGCCTCACGCAGACGGGCGGGGGCGACGGTCTGCTCAAGGCGCATACGTTCCCGGACGCGCTTCGGGTCGATATCGGGAAAAAAGAACGTGTTTTTAATCACCGGCTCGTCGCCTGCCGGTTGCGGGATGACCACCGTACCCTCACCGGACACGGGAGCCTCCTTTCGCGGAATAATCAGCGTCATCATGACTACCTCTGAAAAGTCGGGCGGTGGACGCCGGTACAGTGTCAGGTGATTCACCCTCACTGACCGGCGTGCCGCCCTGGCGCGGGGCGCATTCGGTTGTTAACTGGCTTTCTTTTTCGGGCGTCCACGTTTTGCCGGTGTCACGCTCCGGGTCTTACGCGGGGCGCGGGTGGCCGCTTTTGGCTGCGGCTCCGGCTTCGGTTTCAGTTCCCGCTCCAGTCGTTCAATCTCTTTTTTGACGCCTGCCTGACAGTCGAGCTGTGTCGCACGTTGCAGGTGAGCCAGCGCACCGGCGGCATCACCACCATCACGCAGAAACAGACCTGTGATTTTGTGCAGCTTTGCGCGCACTTCATCAGGCATGTCAGCCGTGGCGGTCAGTTCAAGGGTCTCCGTCAGCAGGCGGGTATCCACAGACTCACCGGCAGCGTGAGCACGCATGGCCGCGAGCGCCACCTCCTCGGTGAACATGTACGGCGGGGTGCGGCGGTGTTTACCCGGCATGGTCAGACCGTACTTCAGGGCATAACGGGCAATCTCCAGCGCACCGGCAATATCGCCGGTATCCAGACGCCACAGCATAACCGTCATCAGAATGTCATCCTGTGCACCTTTGCCCTGCTCCAGCACGCCGTTCACCCACGGCAACCAGAACGGCAGCAGTTCGCGTTTTTTCGCGGCCTTCAGCTCTTTTGAATAAATCGCTTTCAGTGTGCGCTGGTCTGCGGCGAGCTTAACCAGCATCTGCTCATAGACAGTTGCATGTCGCAGCGGGGCGGCTTCCCGCTGCGCGGTCATCGCTGCCGAGACCCGCATCATGTGGCGCTGTGCGGGACTCGTCATCGGTTACGCTCCCGGCTCTGCGGTCGCTTTAGCCGGTGTGGAGAAATCACCGACCTTAATTTTTTCCACCAGACAACCGGCGGCGTAGTCCTCCACCACGTAATCAATGTTCATTGACTCGTAGTTCTCCACGCGGTCGAGTTTCGGGGTTTCCTCAATCACGCGGCGATGGCTGTCATCCATGTAGTAGATGGACAGGTTTTCCAGCTTCGTGATGAGCATCGCATCCGCCGGGAAGTACGGGACGCGTACCGCCGGCAGGTTGCCGATGCGTTTCTGGCTGATGATGACGTCAGCGGCCAGCATTTCGCTGTTGTCCTGCTCCTTGTTGACGATGGGAAAATACTTGTCCGCCAGTAGCTGACGTCCCACAATCACCACAAGGTCAGGGTCTTCCTGATACCACGGCTCAATCAGGTTGTTGGTCGCATCCATCACCAGTGCATCAAGGCTGGCATAATCACCGCCCTTACCCACGCGGATGACCTCAGAGGTGGTGTGCCCTTCCTCGTCAGTGACCTTGCTCATCACGCGCGCCGGGGCTTCATTGCGGTATTTCTGCAGCCAGCCGACCGCCACATCCTGTAGCATCGGATTACTGCTGCGGTCAGAGGTTTCGGCACGCCTCACGCCGTTAAAACCGGCCATGATTAAATCAAGGGACTGGCGTTTGATAATGGCGTTACGGACACGGAGCTGGAAATCCTGATAACGCGCCCACAGGTCAAGCGTTTTGTAGCGGATATAAAAATCGAAGTTAATCTGGTCGCATTCGTACTTGTTTGACGCCAGCTTCGAGAAGTCCTTCGGCTGACGCTCGGTGCCACCGGCGGTGTCGGTGGTGCTGGCGATGGAGCCGGTGACACCGATGCCAATTTTTTCCCCTTTCATTTCGCTGACCGGCACAATGTTGATGCGGGTCAGAAAGTCAGAGGACTCCTGCATGGTGTTCATCAGGGTCTGGGTGACCGACGGTTCAACGGTGAATTTTTTCGACACATCACCGGCGTCGATGCCGTTCAGTTCGGCAACACGGGACAGGTAGGCATTAAATTTAAAGCGGGTTTCCTGGCGCATAGTTTTTCCTGAAATTAAGGGTTAATCGTGAAGGTTTTCCCGGACTGACTGACGCCGGTCAGCAGTTCGTCATCAGCGCGTCACCGCCACCGCCGGTGGCCTTGCTGCGGCGCTGCTGGGTCAGACTTTCGGTGTGGTCGAGGCTGTTTTTCAGGCGGGTGAATGCCTGGCTGGTTTCATCCGCCCTGTCAGTCACCTCCTGCTTAAGAGCGGAAAAGGCAGTTTCCATCTCAGCGAGGCGCTGCTCAGTGGCGCTCAGTTTTTCCTGCACATGTTCAGCAACAGCGGTCACCGCTTCATGCACGTCATTCAGACGGGCGTCATCGCTGGCCTGTTTGCGGCCAAAAATGGATTTCACCTTTTCGGTCAGGGCGGTGAACACGGTTTCAGGCAGGTCTTCAAATTCCAGCTCAACAGGCGTTGCCACTGAAATCAGGTTTTCAGGGCTTAATTTGAAGCGGTTCAGAGGGTTGTGTTTTGCCGTGCGGCAGAATTCCAGGTATTCCGTACCGAGGCTTGCCGGGTCATCGGTGACGGCCAGCCCCACCAGATAACATTTGCCGGTGTTGGCAAAGTTCGGCTGAATTTCCATTGAGGTGTAGACCTTCTGCGCGGCCTTGTTCATCGCGATAAGGTCATCGGTCGGGGTGATTTTCGCAAACAGCGCCCATTTGCCTTTCAGCGCCGAATCATCGTCAATCTTTTCGGCCTTCAGTTCGGCCACATCGCCATAACGCTTAAAAATACCGTCAGGCAGGATGCCGCGCAGATGTTCCAGGTTAATGCGGCAACCATAGACTCGCGGGTCAAAGGTTTCGGCCATTTCCTGAATATCCTGCGCACTGATGACACGCCCGTCACAGGTGTCACCCTCAACGCCGATACGAAAGAATTTTGAGACTTTTTTTGCCATTGTCAGGAGTCCTGAATAGTGATTAGAGGAGTCACATGTCGGCATCAGTTTCCCGACGATGCGCATCCTCCGCCATCAGTCCCGGATGGCTTATCACTGACACAACAGCACCTTAGCGAATCGCAGGGCGCGACTCAGTAGCCTTGCCGTGTATTCATCACGGCGAGGTATTCATGACCATCACCACAGACACCACTCTTTTACACGACCCGCGTCGTCAGGCGGCGCTGCTGTACTGGCAGGGTTTTTCCGTGCCGCAGATTGCCGCCATGTTGCAGATGAAACGCCCGACGGTGCAGAGCTGGAAACAGCGCGACGGCTGGGACAGTGTTGCCCCCATCAGCCGTGTCGAAATGAGTCTGGAAGCGCGGCTGACCCAGCTCATCATCAAACCGCAGAAAACCGGCGGTGACTTCAAGGAAATTGACCTGCTCGGACGCCAGATTGAACGACTGGCACGGGTAAACCGTTACAGTCAGACCGGCAACGAGGCAGACCTTAATCCGAACGTCGCTAACCGCAACAAAGGCGGGCGGCGCAAACCGAAAAAGAATTTTTTCAGTGACGAGGCCATCGAAAAGCTGGAGCAGATTTTCTTTGAGCAGTCTTTCGAATATCAGTTGCACTGGTATCGCGCCGGGCTTGAGCACCGCATCCGCGATATCCTGAAATCCCGCCAGATTGGCGCAACGTTTTATTTTTCCCGCGAGGCGCTGCTGCGCGCCCTGAAAACCGGCCATAACCAGATTTTTCTGTCGGCCAGTAAAACGCAGGCGTATGTGTTCCGCGAATACATCATCGCCTTTGCCCGTCTGGTTGACGTTGACCTGACCGGTGACCCGATTGTCCTGGGCAATAACGGCGCAAAACTGATTTTTCTCGGCACCAACTCCAACACCGCGCAGAGCCATAACGGCGACCTGTACGTCGACGAGATTTTCTGGATCCCGAATTTTCAGGTACTGCGTAAGGTGGCATCAGGTATGGCCTCACAGAGCCACCTGCGCTCGACCTATTTCTCCACCCCGTCCACGCTGGCGCACGACGCCTACCCGTTCTGGTCGGGTGAACTGTTCAACCGGGGACGCGCCAGCGCCGCCGAACGCGTGGAAATCGACGTCAGTCATAACGCCCTTGCCGGAGGTCTTCTCTGTGCGGACGGCCAGTGGCGGCAGATTGTCACCATTGAGGACGCCCTGAAAGGCGGCTGCACATTGTTCGACATTGAGCAGCTCAAACGCGAAAACAGCGCCGACGATTTTAAAAACCTGTTCATGTGTGAATTTGTTGACGACAAGGCATCGGTGTTCCCGTTCGAGGAGCTGCAACGCTGCATGGTCGACACGCTGGAAGAATGGGAAGACTATGCGCCGTTTGCCGCGAATCCGTTCGGCTCCCGCCCGGTATGGATTGGTTACGACCCGTCACACCGTGGCGACAGTGCCGGATGCGTGGTGCTGGCACCGCCGGTGGTGGCCGGTGGCAAATTCAGAATACTTGAGCGTCACCAGTGGAAAGGCATGGACTTTGCCACTCAGGCTGAATCCATCCGCAAACTCACCGAAAAATACAACGTCGAATACATCGGTATTGATGCCACCGGCCTCGGTGTCGGCGTGTTCCAGCTCGTGCGCTCGTTCTATCCCGCCGCGCGCGACATCCGCTACACGCCGGAAATGAAAACCGCAATGGTGCTCAAGGCAAAAGACGTCATCCGCCGTGGCTGTCTGGAATATGACGTCAGCGCCACCGACATCACCAGCTCGTTTATGGCTATCCGCAAGACCATGACCAGCAGCGGACGCAGCGCCACCTATGAGGCCAGCCGCAGCGAGGAAGCCAGCCACGCCGACCTCGCCTGGGCGACCATGCACGCCCTGTTAAATGAGCCACTCACCGCCGGTATCAGCACCCCGCTGACATCCACCATTCTGGAGTTTTACTGATGAGCAAGAAAAAAGGGAAAACACCGCAACCTGCGGCAAAAAAAATGACCGCCAGCGCCCCGAAAATGGAGGCATTCACCTTTGGTGAGCCGGTGCCGGTGCTCGACCGCCGTGACATTCTGGATTACGTCGAATGTATCAGTAACGGCAGATGGTATGAGCCGCCGGTCAGCTTTACCGGTCTGGCAAAAAGCCTGCGTGCTGCCGTGCATCACAGCTCACCGATTTACGTCAAACGTAATATTCTGGCTTCAACGTTTATCCCGCACCCGTGGCTTTCCCAGCAGGATTTCAGCCGTTTTGTGCTGGATTTTCTGGTGTTCGGTAATGCGTTTCTGGAAAAGCGCTACAGCACCACCGGTAAGGTCATCAGACTGGAAACCTCACCGGCAAAATATACCCGTCGTGGCGTGGAAGAGGATGTTTACTGGTGGGTGCCGTCCTTCAACGAGCCGACAGCCTTCGCGCCCGGCTCCGTGTTTCACCTGCTGGAGCCCGATATTAATCAGGAGCTGTACGGCCTGCCGGAATATCTCAGCGCCCTTAACTCTGCCTGGCTGAATGAGTCGGCCACGCTGTTCCGCCGCAAGTATTACGAAAACGGCGCACATGCCGGATACATCATGTACGTCACCGATGCCGTGCAGGATCGCAACGATATCGAAATGCTTCGCGAAAACATGGTTAAGTCGAAAGGCCGCAATAACTTTAAAAATCTGTTTCTCTATGCCCCGCAGGGGAAAGCCGACGGCATTAAAATTATCCCCCTCAGTGAAGTGGCGACGAAGGACGATTTTTTTAATATCAAAAAAGCCAGCGCCGCTGACCTGCTGGACGCGCACCGCATCCCCTTTCAGTTGATGGGCGGCAAGCCGGAGAACGTCGGGTCGCTGGGTGATATTGAGAAAGTGGCAAAGGTCTTTGTCCGCAATGAGCTTATCCCGTTACAGGACAGGATCCGCGAGATAAACGGCTGGCTCGGTCAGGAGGTCATCCGCTTTAAAAACTACTCACTGGACACTGACAACGGCTGAACATCGCCGCCTGCGGGCGGCTTTTTTACACCTCGTCATCACGCCCTCACACGCTCACCACCGCACAAAACACCCCGCAGACACACCAACGCCACGGCGCACAATCTAAACGCCATCACGACGCGCTGAGACGCTGAAAAAATAAAATCAGCACCACCGCCAGCGCGCAGTGCTTTCCCCGCCTCGCCCGCCCGCTTCATGGGTCGGTTTGAATGCAAGTGCACGCCCACCTCAAAAACTTGTCAAATCTACTTTGTAGACATCAATTAACATGTAGAAAACTAATGCAGCTTAATGCAGTATAATGCGCTTCTCACAGAAGCTCTTTACAGACAAAAGGATGTATTAATGGCGTATATAACCCCATCGACTCTAAGTTTAAAAACCTGCTTTCAAAGCAAGTACTCACTACCATATTTTCAGAGGGATTATAAATGGGAAAGCAGGCATTTTCTTGAAATGTTAAATGACATTCAAAATGCTTTCTTACTGAGTTATGAGTCTACTCATGGTAGACGCGATGTATCATCTTATCCTCCATACTTTCTTGGTTCTATCATTACGGCGGTTGAAACCAACGGTAAGCGCCCGTTGATTGATGGACAACAACGAATCACGTCTATATTTATTCTTCTTGTTTTTTTTGAAAGATATATCAAGGATAACCACATTCCAGACACTTTGGCTTTAGAAAATTTTATTGGGAGTGTTTCTTATGGGGAACGCGATTTCAATATTGAATTTTCCGAAGTTAGAAAAGAAATATTCACAAAATATACTGACAACGCAAAATGTCTTGCAGACGCACTAGATGATGTAGATAGCATTACTAATCTTAGTGATAGCGATAAAAGAATAATTGAGGCAATAAAATCCATTGAGGATGCTTTGGATCCAACAATAAAAGAAAAAGTTTCTTTCTTTATTGATTATTTAATGGAAAAAGTTCTTTTAATAGATATATCCGTCTCAAGCGAATCAGAAGCGCATAGAGTATTTGTCACAATGAATGACCGTGGCTTGAGACTCGGTGCAATTGAACTATTAAAAGGTTTTATTCTGTCAAAAATCACTAGCCCCGAAGATAGTCAAGAATGCCATCAGGTATGGGTAAAAACCATGTCTAAACTTAGAGACAAAGATCCAGAGGGAGATTCTCTATTTATCAGGAATTTATTACGCGCTAAATGGGCAAACACTATTAGAGGTAAAAATAAAGGCGATGCACCTGGTGATTTTGATAAAATCAATGATTCTTATCATCGGTGGTTTGAAGATAAAACCCATGATATCGGTCTGATTACTTCCGATGATTTTTATAACTTTGCAAAAACAGATATACCCGAGTATGCAAATTTATGCTTGACAATTGCCAATGCTGAGAAAAATCTGACTACTGATTACCCTGACGTTTTCTATAATGGAATTAGAAAATTCAACTTTCAAACCATGATAATTCTATCTTCTGTAGATTTATCAGATACCCGTGATGTTCGTAAGAAAAAAATCCAAATAATATCTAAGTATATTGATCTAATTCTCACCAGTCGAATCGTATCGAAGAAAGCAAACACTTATGACAATTTAAAAGATATTGCATTCAGCTTAGCTAAAGATGTTAGAGGGAAAGATTATCCAGCATTGTTAAGCTATGTCCAAAACGAATGGGACAAGCATTATACATTACTTAATAGAATACCAGAAATGGCGTACGAGAATAAAACCAGATCAGATATGCTTTATATTCTGGCTCGTATCGCCTCTTACATTGAAAACGAGATAAACCTAACAAACAAAGTAGGGTTTGATGTTTATATGCAACGCGACAAAGGTATGAAAACTTTTGATATAGAACATGTTCTTCGCGAAGTAATTGATGATACAACCATGCCTTCATCAGCCTTCGGTTTTTCATCTGACACTGAATACAAGCAGAAGAGAAACTTGATTGGTGGTTTGATATTGCTTCCCCGTTCAAGAAACAGATCATTAAATGATAAGTTGTACTCAGAAAAGAAAACAGTATATAGCGGTGAAAACGTTCTTTGCCAGACATTATGCGCAAACTTTTATCAAAACAACCCTGAGCTGGTAAGATTCTTATCTGCAAATAACGATATCAATCTTGAAGAATATGTTGAATTCAACGCCAATGCTATTACAGCACGCGGGGAAACATATAAAAATATCGCATTAAAAATATGGACTCCACCACAGTAACCCCATAGACTTACGCTCATATAAAAGACTAGAAAACAATTAAAACACAAGGTCTTTAGTTAAATCTAAAGACCTTGCCAATAAATTATTGCATTATCTAAACCCGACATTAATGGTAGCCTAGAAAATAGGCCACTCATTAACTATAAAATACCTAAATTTTTTCCCGTCGTAATTTACGGTCGCGCCACGCGCCAGCGCCTCAAGCTCCCATCGCTGAGGCCTGATACCGTTCTGAGCAAGGTCAACGCGGATACGGGTAATTTGCATTCGTTCCGACCGGGTCAGTCTGGCCGATGGCGCTATTTCATGCGGTTTTAATGGGCTTCCGTTTCTTTGCTGATGACTTGGCGTTCTCAGCCCGTGTTTTAATGCGCCCCTGAGCGTCCTCACGACCTCCGGGTCATTCCATTCGATAACACCGTCATCAACCAGATTTAGCACTGCTGCGGCGTGTTCAGAAGGTGTGGGAGCCGGTAACGAAGGATCACCACCGGTGAGCTTTCCACAGTTATTGACAGGACTCCGAGGCGCGGCGATGCCGCTTTTTAAAGTCAAAGGCTCAACGACCGGAACTTTCGGCACAATGCGCCAGTCCGTCGTTCTGGTGATATGAATATGACGCGCGCCGAGATGCGGCGCGTAAATGCCGACCACCCTCTCGACCTCTTCCTCGTACTCGTTAACGTCATCCGACGGGCTACGGGCGACTCTGACAGTCTGACAATCGCGCGGGACATTTGCCCCACCCTGCGCGCTGATATACAACGCAAAATCACCACTGTCTGCGGCGGCGCGTGCAGCCTCGACGCGCTCGTCAAACTCATCAGCAATGCTGACGCCGCGCGGCAATTTGCGTAGTTCACGGTAAGCCCCCATTGTCGGCAGACCAACCGTTTTAAATTGCGGGATGCGCCACGTTGACGCCCATGCGGTAACAGCCGCAGCAGTGTCTTTCAGCGGCCTGCCGGTATCGTTATCGAGCTGACCATCCAGTGCATAGCCGTCGATGTTTTTTGAGATGTATTTCGCGATATACCCCGCAGCACCGCCCCGGTTAAGGTGTTTTGCCTGAAAACGGTTTCGCGCGGCTCCTCTTTCATCGCCATCCTCTTTGAGCGCATAGCGACGCATGATTTCGATAATCTGGTTACGCTGGCGCGGATTACAAAAAAGCATCATATGCCAGTGCGGCGTTCCGTCGTGGTGTGGCTCGACGACACGCAAACCGTAGACCTGTAAATCATTATCCTTGAATGCCGTGCGCATCAGGCTCCAGATACGGCAGAGATAACGCTGCGCATCCTTTGGATTAAATGCCTCATCGTTCCAGCCGTGATTTAGCTGGACGGTTTTACTTTCGCCTTTTCTGACCTGACGTGTCGGGTGATACTTTGACGGCGCGGTCAGCGTGATAAACATCCCCACATCACCCTCTGCTGCGGCGTAACGCTCAATACCGGCAATGGTGTTCATCAGCTCCATCCGGCGAATTTCAGGATTAGAAATACTGCCCATCACCTTACTGATAAGGTCGATGCGCTCGCCGGTTTCCCTGTTTTCGAGATCACACGATTTAAGAAATTCCAGATTTGCCTGGCGGCGTGCACGCACATCACGAATGGCATGTTTACTGGCATAAGGAGAACGGTCTTTATTGACCTCCCCGACAGCAATCAGTAACGCCTCATGCCAGCGCATACGCTGGCCTTTAAGCTGATGGGTCCACCACTCATCGTTAAACAGACGGGCAATGGCAGAATATGCCTGCCTCGTGGTCATCTGCCCTTTACGGTATTTTTTCCAGTAGAGCGGGGAAATATTGAAAGCACGTGCAGCACCAGCAACATGACCATAGAGGTGAGCCTGCGCCTCATCCGTAAACAGCGATTCTTTTTCGCCATGCGCATCCACCCAGGCATCGCAGAGTTCCTCATACATCATGAAAAGCTGCGATGAGATACGGGCGGCAAACTTTTTCAGCTCCTTGTCATTCATCCCCGGCAGACGCGCATAATGGTCACGCTCTGCCAGAAACAGCAACGACGCGTCGGTGTTCATTTCATGGCGCTGATTCACACGCTCAATGCGCGGCCATAAACGACGCTGAAAAGTGGATGTGAGAAAATAAAACCCGTGCACCGGGCTTTTATTGCGCCGGATGTAGTCATAGCGTGACGTAAACAGCGAGCGCAAAAAGTAAGGCAGGCGGTTAATCGTGGATAAAACACCTTGCACCTGACGCATCTCGTCACGTGTAAGGGGTCTTTCGCGCCCGACAGCCTCGCGTGGCGCGTTCCATGCATAAGCACCGGTAAACGCCTTACCGGTGCCTGCGGCAAATGCTGACGGAGGGACAAAACGCCCGGAGGCTTTAACGGCCATATGAGCCAAAAGCCTCTGAACAACGCTTGCTGAGTTGCTCAACCTGCACGTTTAAATCAGCAAAAGACTTTGCGCTTCCGGTCAGAATATCGTGATGCATCAGGCCGGAAACGAGCTGGCTTAATTTCGGGTAATAACCAACCACCGACAGCCATTCCTGACCGGCGTTTTTACCGCTTTCCGCTCTCTTTTTCTCGTGGAGAATAAACTGAAAGCTGTCACTGGTAACGACATAACGTTCGCCAATTTCAATACGAATACTCATGCCGTTCTCCGGTAATGTTTGTTTTTTGCTTCAAAGACTGACTGACAGGAAACACAACGCGTGGCTGACGGATAAGCCGCACGACGGGCAGCAGGTATTGGCGCGTCACACTCTTCGCAAACCAGCGCAGAAGCACCGCAATGTTTTACCCTTGCCGCGTTAATCTGGCGCTCCAGTAATTCAGCCTGTTGTTCCTGAATAAAATCTACGTTATCCGGCATTATCAGCTCCTTTTATCGTTAAGTTTCCTGGATACATCAGCGCAATAACTGGCAAGTTCTGTCGTTAATTTTGTCAGTTCATCCACTGAGGAAATTTGCTTGTGGAATACAGCGCGTTTAACAAGTAAATTGACCACATCAGACAGGAGGTTTAATTCATTCTGATAAATCGCGATAACAGATTCAGTGATGTCGCGTTTTTCTTTATCAAGACAAAGTTGAATAAGAGACAAATCGCCATTTTTCATAACGGCGATTTTTAAGGCGTTATTCAGTAATACAACTGAATGAGAACAGGACATCAAAGCACCTCCCCGCGAGACAATCCGATATTGTGAAATTTTTCCGACTCCTGACTGAGCAGCTCGACTATCTCTACGCGGGATAACTCCGCCTTTGTGATGTGGCGAATCATGGCGTCAAGATGAGAAGAAAAGCGCGTCGCTGCGTCGGACTGTGCTTCGGTTCTGGCCTGTTGCAGCAGTAATGCGTATTTACCGCACTGATTTTCAGAAACTGTATGCATGACTTTCTCCAGGCAAAAAGAAGCCCCGCACAATTAAGTGCGTTAAAAACTCTGGTTAATTACTTAATGCAGATATTGCTCTGGTTTTACCGACGTCAGAATTGTCGGTGCATACTCAAACAGGCTGAATAATTCACGTAATGCACGGAATAAGGCATCACGCCAGTAACATGATTCTTCATTAATTCGCCAGTATGGCTGGTTGAATTCTTTTTCAGTCAATCCGGCATGCATAAATAAAGTACGGCGCTGACTGACAGTTAAAAAGCTAATATATGCATACTCACTTGCACCGACCTGACGGCGTTTTGAGAATGCCCCACGCAGTTCATCAATTGCACAAACCAGCCGTTCACGTTCGACGTCGTTCATTTCTTCAAAACGCATCGTTGCGTGACGCTGTTTTAACTGCGCATGGAAGCAAACCGTTAGCCGTTCGCGTTCCATCATCTGATTATAATAATCGCATGTCTCCTGCCAGCGAGGGACGGCCAGATGCTTACCAATTATCCGGCGCATAGCTGCTGGCTGTTTTTCAACGAGATTGAGCGTCATCACTGTCATTTCCAGACCCTCCGGCTTTTCAGAAAGGTCAGAGCCTTTTTTAACGGACTCTGTTTTTTGGTGCGGATAATGATTCCCTTACGCCCCTTACCGTGGGTGATGGTGAAGTCAATCGCCCTGGGGCTTTCGTTACGCAATAACTGAGCAATACAACGAGGCTCATTCATACGGTTCTCCTTAACGTGGTTCACCGAGACCTAACCACATCAACCAGCCGTCACGAATTTCTTTAGGACGGCTTTCATAAGCCAGTTTTAGTCCGTTATTCCATGCCGGAAGGTATACCCAATATTCACCAGCACGCCCCGATACTGACTGAGGGTCAGTAATCTCAATAACTGGTAATTTCCCTTTCTCAATCATGCCCCTTACAGCTCTTGGAGTTTTACCAATGAGTTTTGCAAACTCCTGATAAGGCACGGCATCAGTCACGCTTACAAGCTGTCTATTCATCTGCTACGATTCTCCCTTAGTGCTTCTAATGGCTCCTAATGGCTAATTATTGCCTAAAAGGATAACTCCAGAAGCACAATATCTCACACTATCAGCAAGAAATTACGCAATCGGAGTAATTATGTCAATAGACGTTTCGGAGAAGTTGAAGCTAATCCGTGAATCTGAAAGGTTAAACCGTAAAGAATTCAGTGAATTAACTGGTGTAGCCTACAGCTCACTTTCGAGCTATGAGAGCCGGTCAAAAAACGCTGGAGTTGAAGCCATAATGAAGGTCTTACAACATCCCAGATTTACTAAATATACTTTGTGGTTCATGACTGATCAGGTAGCTCCAGAAGCCGGGCAAATTGCGCCCGCTCTCGCACACTTTGGGCAAAACGAAACAACGTCGCCCCACTCCGGTCAAAAGACTGGTTAACAATTTATCGTGAATATATTCATCACAAGTGCCTACTATTGGTGGCTAAATTTCAGCCACCACGAAAAAAGCGATTAGTAGTAGCAAAAAAAAGTACCACTCGGAGGGTTTTCTGATGGCAATCAAAAAACTCGATGATGGTCGATATGAAGTGGACATCCGCCCTACTGGACGTAACGGAAAACGCATCCGTAGGAAGTTTGATAAGAAAAGCGAAGCTGTCGCTTTCGAAAAATACACGTTGTACAACCACCACAATAAAGAATGGCTATCAAAACCAACAGACAAACGACGTCTGTCGGAACTGACACAGATCTGGTGGGATTTAAAGGGTAAACACGAAGAGCATGGGAAATCTAATCTTGGAAAAATTGAAATCTTCACAAAAATAACGAATGACCCATGCGCATTTCAAATCACGAAATCCCTTATCAGCCAGTACTGCTCCACCCGAAGAAGTCAGGGTATTAAACCTTCGAGTATCAATCGTGATTTAACATGTATTAGCGGCATGTTTACAGCCCTGATTGAAGCGGAGTTATTCTTTGGTGAGCACCCTATCAGAGGGACAAAGAGGCTTAAGGAGGAAAAACCAGAAACAGGCTATCTCACACAGGAAGAAATTGCCTTACTGCTTGCAGCACTTGACGGCGACAACAAAAAGATTGCGATTCTTTGCCTGAGTACAGGAGCACGTTGGGGAGAAGCAGCTCGTTTGAAAGCAGAAAATATCATCCATAACCGCGTCACGTTTGTTAAAACGAAAACAAACAAACCACGCACCGTCCCGATCTCAGAGGCTGTTGCCAAAATGATCGCGGATAACAAACGAGGTTTTTTATTCCCTGATGCTGATTACCCTCGCTTCAGACGAACAATGAAAGCAATAAAACCGGATTTGCCAACGGGGCAAGCCACACATGCACTAAGGCACAGCTTTGCCACTCATTTCATGATTAATGGAGGAAGTATTATCACGCTACAACGGATACTAGGTCACACGCGGATTGAGCAAACTATGGTTTACGCTCATTTTGCGCCAGAGTACCTTCAGGACGCCATTTCTCTTAATCCGCTAAGAGGTGGTACTGAAGCCGAGAGTGTCCACACCGTGTCCACAGTAGAGTAACGTTTAAGGGCTTTCAGTGGTAATTTATGCCGCTCAAACCCGCATTGTACCGTTGAAAGCCCCTACTGGTGACACCCTAAATCTCCCTTACACGGGCTTATTTTTTATGCATAAGCCGTATCCTGGTCACCGTCTTCCATTGACCACATCGATAGAATCCCCCTTCATAACACGATGCCTTTCACGTAACGGCATCGTGCTCGTACAGATTCCGGCTACGCACAACCAGAACGCGCATGTTTGACGCTTACCAAAAAATATTCTCACTCTCCACATTTGAATGTCAGACGAGCGACGCCATGTAATCCTGCACCTTCTGTCTTCAGGTCAACTATCTGCATTTTTTTGCCCTGAGTAACACAGAAATGAGCTGCATCATTTTTTACTATATTTTCTGCACCAGAAATTCTGCCCCTGGCTAAAGAAGCTTCGGCTTCGGTGTAGTATTGGTTATCGAGTTTACGCTGAATATTACTTTTATATGCAAGACCAAATTTACCGATACTTGTCTCATCATTATGTACAGCACACCCAGACATAAGAAAAACACTAATTAATGATATAGCAGCTATCTTTTTCATCTTACCTTCCCCCATTAAATACCAACGACACGCTCTGGTGTTAAAATATAATAATGGCATGATTATTATAATTGAATAGGATTATAATAAATGTTCTGTACAACATTTCCTACATAAGTAGGAATTACATACACGGAGGCCCTTCCGGGTAACCCCATGGGGGGGTTAATATATTTTTAATAGTATATTGAAGATGCCACTGTTTAGTTGAATATTAGGTATATGCTCTTTTTTGAAATTTACCTATGGCTACCGTTAACATTCACTGTCCCCATTGCAAGCTCCTGGTGGTAACCACTGAATCCTCCATACTTGAACTGATTTTTTATCCTCCGACTTTCATCCTGTTCTGACTCCACCTTTTCTTTTCTGCTCTACACTATCTACAGACCAATCATAAAGGCACATACGATCATGGCAGAATTTCCCGCCAGCTTACTGATTCTTAATGGCAAAAGTACTGACAATTTACCATTGCGCGAAGCAATTATGCTGTTGCGTGAGGAAGGAATGACGATCCATGTGCGGGTCACCTGGGAGAAAGGCGATGCCGCACGATATGTAGAGGAGGCCCGGAAGTTGGGCGTCGCAACGGTGATTGCCGGTGGTGGCGATGGCACCATTAATGAAGTTTCTACGGCGTTGATTCAGTGTGAGGGGGATGACATACCCGCGCTAGGAATTTTGCCATTAGGAACCGCCAATGATTTTGCCACCAGTGTAAGGATTCCTGAGGCACTGGATAAGGCGCTGAAACTGGCAATTGCCGGTGACGCCATTGCGATAGATATGGCGCAGGTCAACAAACAAACCTGTTTTATTAATATGGCGACAGGCGGATTTGGGACGCGTATTACCACAGAAACGCCGGAAAAATTAAAAGCCGCGCTGGGTGGCGTCTCTTACATCATTCATGGCTTAATGCGCATGGATACTCTGCAACCGGACCGTTGTGAGATCCGCGGTGAAAACTTTCACTGGCAAGGTGACGCCCTGGTCATTGGTATTGGTAACGGGCGTCAGGCCGGTGGCGGTCAGCAATTGTGCCCGAACGCGTTAATTAACGATGGCTTGCTGCAACTGCGCATTTTTACCGGCGATGAAATTCTTCCGGCTCTCGTATCAACATTAAAATCTGACGAAGATAACCCGAATATTATCGAAGGCGCTTCGTCGTGGTTTGATATACAAGCCCCACACGAAATCACTTTTAATCTTGATGGCGAACCGTTGAGCGGACAAAACTTTCATATTGAAATACTTCCGGCGGCGTTGCGTTGTCGATTACCACCAGATTGCCCATTGTTGCGTTAA